CCAGACGGCGACGATCCCCTATTCACGGTCCGAGATCCGAGATCGGTACGAGCTCTGGGCGACACTCGCCAGCGGGCATAAGGTCCGGATCGCTCAGGGGCCAGTGTATGTGGAGGATTAGGCCATGGCATCTCCGAGCGATGTCGTCGCGCTACTGGTGAACGGCATCCTGTATTCGGGCTGGCAGGCGGTGCGCATCACGCGCTCGATGGACGCCCTGGCCGGCTCATTCGAACTCAGCCTCACCGATGTTTGGGCGCCTGGCGAAGAGCCGTGGCCGCTCGTCGTGGGCGACGCGTGCACCGTGGCGATCGGGACGGACACAGTCATTACCGGGTGGGTAGACGAGGTCGAGGCACTACTCGACGGGACGCAGCACACACTGACGGTGAAGGGGCGCGACAAGACCTGCGATATCGTCGACTGTTCGGCGACCAACCGGCCGGGCGAGTGGCGAGGCAAGAAAATCGAGGCCATTGCGGCGGAGATCTGCGCGCCTTACGGCGTCAAGGTGGTTTGCGATGTCGATACCGGCCCTGCGATCAGCCTCTTTCGATTGCAGCCCGGCGAGAAATGTATGGACGCGTTGGAGAGGCTGTGTAAAGGCAGCAAGTCGCTGCTCATCCTCACGGGGACGCCGGCCGGCGACGTCCATATCACGACTGCGTCAACGCTGCAGATCGCCCCATCGAACGGCGGTGTCTCGCTGATCGAAGGCGTGAACATAAAATCGATCAGGCACAACCAGAACGGGACGGAGCAGTTCCACACCTACATCGTCGAGGCCTTCGCCAAGGATCAGAAAGACTCGACATCATCGACCGACGATGCGGATCCGCAAGGCGGATCATCGCTCGAGCGGTTCTAGGTTCGGCTATGAGCGTCAAGAAGATCACTCAGGCCAGCGCTGTCAAAGCGTCGGCCACCGACGCGACGATCACGCGGAACCGCACCCTGATCATCGTCGCGGAATCGGCCGCAGGACCTGGCTATGCCCAGGCGCGCGCCACGTTTGAGGCACGAATTCGCAAGGCGAAGGGCGACACCGGCGAGGTCACGGTCCAAGGCTGGCGGGCACCGGACGGCAGCCTATGGGCCGTCAATCGTCAGGTGTGGATTTCGTCGATCACGACTCGGATGGGCGGCTATTACCTTGTCGCCGAGGTCGAGTATTCGATCGACAATGAGGGAGGTACGATCACGAAGCTGAAGCTGAAGGATCCGGATGCCTATTTGGCTGCGGCAACGTTCACAGCTGCGGACACCGTCGATATCGCAACCCTCGAGGCAAAGAAATCCCGGAGGTCGATCAAGCGGACGAACCGGCAATCCTTGCGAGGCATATTATGATGGACGCCGTTCGGCGGGCCGTGTCGCCGATTACGCGGCGGATCATGTCGATGGGCGCCCGGTGCCGTGTCCAGAACGTGGACGAATCGTCCGGACGCCAGCGCCTGCAGCTCTCCGCCCTGCAGGATGAGGTCCTGAGTCAGGTCGAGATGATCGGCCTGTACGGAGTCACCAGCTCGCCGCTACCCGGCGCCCTGGCCGCGGTGGTGTTTCCGAGCGGCGCCCGGGACTCCGGCTACGTAGTCGGCACGGACGACGCGCGCTACCGGCCGCGCGATCTGCAGCCGGGAGAAACCTGCATCTATACCGCCAGCGGCGCGCAGATCCTGCTGCAGGCGGACGGGAACATCATGATCGCCGCCGGCGGATCCGGCAGCGTGAAGATCAAAGGGACGGCACTCGCGGTCGTCGGCAATGAGACGGTGTCCGGCGAGCTGATCGTGAGCGGCAACACGCTCATCCAGGGTGCCCTGTACGTCGTCGGCGGAATCGGCAGCGGCGCCGGGGATCTGGTCTCCAGCGTCAACGGTCACGCCGGCGCCGTCGCGCTGGCGGCTGCGGATGTGGGCGCGGATCCTGCAGGCGCAGCTGCAGCAGCAGAGGCCGCGGCACAGGCCTCCTCGCTGCAGAGGGCGTCCAACCTTAGTGATTTGGCCTCCGTGCCCACCGCACAGGCAAACCTGGGACTGGGGACGGCGGCGACGGCCGCACTGGTCACTGTGGTCGGCACACCCGGTTTGAACACCAATGTGCCGAGCGAGGAGGCGGTCCGCAATGCGATTGCGGCATCGTCCGGAGCACGCTTCCAGACCGACACATTTGCCGTCGCCGGGACCGCATATGCGCTGACGCAGCCGCCGTCCGGCGGCCTGACAATGGTCTACTTGGACGGCGTTCTCCAGCCGGCGACGCAGTACACCGTCGCGGGATCCACGCTCACGCTCGCTGGCACAGTCGATCTCTCCGCGATCGCCACTGTGACGGCCGTCTATACCTATTGACGCGTAGCGAGGGTGCACCAGCCTGACTTATTGACGCGCGGTTTCGTACGAAATCGACGCCAGCATTCCGGCCCGGCTATGCGCCATTGCATAGCCGGGCCGCGCGATTCCACGGGAGACTTCGATGCCCGATCTCGCAATCATCCCGGAGACGATCGGCGCCCTCGGCGACGTGCAGTACGTCGGCGGGGACATCCTGACGGACGCCGGACTGCAGACGGCGGTGTACATCAGCCTGTTCACCGATGCCTTCGACGCGGACACCGGCGCCGGCGGCTACTGGGGCGATACCGTCGATGATCAGCCGGGCGGCTCGCTGCTCTGGACGCTGGCACGAACCGTCATCAGCCCAACGCTGCCCGGACGGATCGAAACGATGTGCCGCGACGCCCTCCAATGGCTGATCGACGCAGGCGCCGCGGACGCGGTCGACGTGACGGCAACGATCAGCGGGCAGTTCTCGGTCACGATTGCCATCTCGATCACGCAGTCCGGCGTGCAGTCCCAATACTCGTATAACTGGACCGCTCAGGCGGCCACGGGGTTCTGAGCATGATCTCTCGTCCAACACTTCAGACACTCGTCAACCGGATCACGACGGACGTGCAGAATGCGGTTGGTTTCGCGACGCCACTACTGCCGAACTCCGTCCTGCGCGTGCTGGCGAAGGTGTTCGCTGGATCTGTCCATATGCTCTATGGCTATATCCAGTACTTTTCGAAACAGATCTTCCCGGACACCGCGGAGTCGGCCTATCTATCCGAGTGGGCTTCGATCTGGGGAATCACGCGCCAGCCTGCATCGTATGCAGAGTGCGTCTTGACCGTGACGGGCATCGACGGCTCGGATGTGCCGGCGGGAACGCTCTGGATCGATCCGGCGAACGGCATCGAGTACGCCAGCAACGCAGATGTAGTGATCGCCGGGGCGACGGCCATCACCGTCACGGCGACCACCTCCGGATCCGCCGGGACGCCGGCGGCCGGCGACACGATGTCTCTCGTCAATCCGGTCGCCGGCGTCGATGCCGCCTCCATCGTCTCGAATGCCGGGATTGTGCCGGGGGAGGACACGGAGACGGACGCGGCTCTCCTGACGCGGCTGCTGGCGAGGATCCAGACCCCACCGCAGGGCGGCGCCGCGACGGATTATGTCGCCTGGGCGCGCACGATCAGCGGCGTCACCAGGGCATGGGCGTACGGCGGGATGTTCGGCCCGGGGACGGTGGGTGTGACGTTCGTCATGGACGATCAGGTGGGCTCACCGATTCCGGCCGGCGGGACGGTCGCTGAAGTACAGGCCTACATCAACACGGTCCGGCCCGTGACCGCGACCGTGACGGTGTTCGCACCGACGGCGCTCCCCATCAACTTTACGATCCATTTGGATACATCGACGGCCGACGCGCAGACCGCCATTGAAGCCGGTCTCGCGGCCTATATTTCCGACGCCGGCTATCCCGGCCAGACGCTGCTGCTCACGCAGCTGGCCGCGATCGTCGCCGAAAATGCCTCGGGGAGCGATTTCGTCATGACTGTGCCGGCGGCCAATGTGCCGGTCGGGCAGAGCTACATGGCGGTGATGGGGGCGATTACATGGGTGTAAAGCAGGTTACGGCTCAGATCGATGGCGTCGACAACACCGTCGTCTCATGGTTTGCGGACGGCGCCTACTATCCTCCGCGCACCTATACGATAACGTACCTGAGCGGCGCCTATAACTGGTATCACGGCAACCCAGGCTACTGGGGGATGGGTGCGGTCATCACGGACGGCGCCGGCAACGATGTCGTCTTTGCGCCCGCGCCGACATTCGGGGATCCGGTGATCAATGCCTCTCAGGCGAGCGTGGAGGCCTATTTCGGCGACCCCTCCCGGAACTCGATCGCCTACCAGCACAAGGGCGGCAAGATCGGAGTACGCACCTATGACGGCTACACAGGAGATAATACCCACGGCGCTCCGGATCCCGTGTTCGGCCTGCCCGCTCCTGCTACAGGAAGGCTCAGCCAGGCCGACTATGGAGATCTGATCATCCAGCTGCTGCCGCGCGGGCTGGCCTGGCGAGGGCAGCGATTATGGGCGCTGGTGCAGGCCTTCGCCGGCGAGTGCGCCCGCGTCGATGCCCAGGCGGTGACCCTCGTGACCGAGGCGTTCCCGCAGACGACGGAGCAGTGTCTCCCCGACTGGGAACGCATCGCCGGCATCCCTTCGGCGGCATGGCCGGCGGTCGTGCCATCGACCAACATCACGCAGCGTCAGAAGCTCCTGCTCGCGAAACTCTCTGCCCAGGGCGGCCAGTCGAAGAGCTATCTGGAAGCCGTCGCGGCGCGCATCGGCTACACGATCTCCTCGATCACGGACGGCTATGTGCCGTTCGCAGCCGGTGTCGGCTACGCCGGCGCGCCCATCTACAGCGCATGGTGGGCATTCACCTTCACGGTCCATGTGAGCGCCCTGCCCACCGGCGAGACCGTCACATACGATCCGGCGGCGCCGACGCTGCGGCAGCACACTAACGCCAGGCTGGAGGGGGTGATCAACTCGCTGCAGCCGGCTCACACGATCTCGCTCTACACCTACCCATAAGAGGCAATTATGCATCGTATCGATACCCCGTCGGCGCTCCCCGCGGCGCCGGCGCTCGTGGCCGGCACGTCGCCGCAGGGATGGTTCACGGGCGGCAACCCGATGACCGGCGTCCCGCCCACCATCATTGATGATCGCTGGCTCAATTCCGTGCAGGACGAAATCGCGAACGTCATAACCGGCGCTCCGGTCCCGCAGGCGCTGTCACCGACCAGCAACGCGCAGCTGCTGGCGGCGATTCAGTCGATGCTGCCGGCGCCGCGGCGAGTGCAGGTTACGACCACGGCTTCTGAGGCTGGTTCGCAGATCCCGGTCAAGGCCTGGTTCACCGGCACGCTGTACCAGTACGCCGAACCCTGCATCGATCCGAGCATTCACCATGCCTGCCCCGATCAACAGGAGCTCGCGTGGTGGATGGTCGGGATACGGAACGTAACGGCCAACCCGATCACGATCACGGCGACGATCGTCGCCGTGGACGATGGCGCCAATGTGTACTGGCAAGGCGCATCGATCGCCAGTGCCCACGGTGACGCCGATTCCGGCGGCGGAGGCACGGCGACGGCCAACATCACGATCGCAGCAGGCGCAGAAGGGATTCTTGATGTGCTCTACTATAACCGCACGAGCGGCGCCAATAATCCCGGCATCCTGATATTCAGCCTGGGCAGCCCGTTCCCGGCAGGCCTGGTTCTTTACGATCCCGGAACCGTGTTCGCGTAGGAGACCGGTTGAACCATGCAGACGATATCAGGCAAAATCATCCGGTCGGGAACGACACCTCTTTCAGCCCTCGACGGGTCAGGGGCGACAAACGGCCAGGTACCAACATGGAACGTGACGGCCGGCGAATACGTGCCGGCCACCCTGACAGGCGGAGGCGGTTCAACTACGTTCTCGGGAGTTGCAGGCGAGGACCTCGCCGATCTTGCCAGCGCCTATGTAGAGCTCTACGGAGGTGCCGGAACGCCGGGACGGATATACAATACCGACGATGCGGAGGCGCCGAAATCGTCGCAGTCCTGGTTCGCTGGGATCGTTCGCGGAGCGGCTACGACCGGCAATCCTGTGTCGGTGCAATATGCAGGGATCATTTCCGGCTTTACCGGACTGGTAGCTGGCAGGACGTATTACGTGTCGTCGGCTGGCACGATCAGCGCGACACCGGGCGCAAACACATTGCTTGTAGGAGTAGCCTTAACCTCAACCGACCTGCTCCTGAACAATCGAGGGATTCAGACGATATTGAGTCCGACTGTAACATATCCCACAGGAGGGCTGTTACTCTATCTCGACTCTCGCATGGGGACGGGAGTATCGGCCGGCAGCCCGGTCTCCACATGGATGGATCAGAGTGGATACGCAAATCATGCCCTCGTATAC